GGCAAGTCTTCCAACTTGCTCCGTCTCATCTTGGCCACGTGTTTCGTAAACCGCGTAGGATGGAACTCCCAACCCGCATTACCTTTCTTGAACACATGTGAGAAGAATTCAGAACCCTCAAACGATTCCCGAACTTGAAACTCCTCCAGGTCCAAGCCGAGAGCCTTAGCCTCGGCAATGTACTTGGCGGTGTCAAACTTCAACGGGAAAGTCTGCTGGACATCGTCTCCTCCAACAAAAATAGCGAACATGTTCTTGTCGAGAATTTGTTGGGGTGTGTACCCCAGGCGCACCTTTATGAGTACGTCCGCAATGAGCTGAGCGATGGAATTGCCATGGAAGGTCAAAAACCAACCAGACTTCATACCACCCTTATGCTCTGTGGACAGCACATCACCATTGCTGCACCGGTACCGTGAATTGGCACCAACTTCCCGAACACAACTGCGAATATCACCCTCGTAATTGTCCCATGCTTCCACGGACCAGCCCTTGGTTTGGACTGCCAACCCAATCAGGACTTCTTCCAGAATTTCAAACAAGTAACCATGGAACATGTAGTCCCAATTGGTTTTGTCGCTCTCATAGATCTTACGGTTGGGCTTGAAACGTGATTGGAGATTCTCGATGTGACCAGCAACCTGCGGCGCAAAACCCCCTACAACGGGGGATGTCATCCACTTGTCGATGGACACGTCAACAAACTCCTTAAACACAGCTTGGTGCTTAACCAACTTGTCTACGGGCATGCCCGTAATAATACGTGGCATCTTCGCTGCAATCTTCTTCGCTTTGTGTGGCTCCCACTTGGTGAAGCACTTCAAGTCAAACTTGGAATCCCAGTTCTTCAGAACTAGGTCAGCTAACCCGGGCTGCGTGAAATGTTCAATCACGCGCCCATTGGTCGCCAACCCCATGGACTGGTAGGGATGTCCAGGACTTTTCTTGTCTTGCACCGCATTCGAGTCGATGATCTTCCGCAAAGTGTCGTGAGACTTGTAATCTGGCTTTGGCTCAAATTTGTTCATCTGCAACATCGCTATCACAATCTTCTCCACCTTATCCTTCTCCTCCTGAGTCGGGGGTTTGGTGATGGTCTGATTGCGATCATGAAACAATTTCAAGTGCCGTTTTACTGACTCGCACTCGGCGGCCGCACTCAACTCGGGCCACACATACGTACTGGGGTCATACCCCAGTGTCTTCAATTCTTCGCTCTTGGCGTCTAAGTATTGGCAAACTGTCGGCTGCTCATCCGTCTCTTTTGCACAATATACAGCCGGCTGGCGATCCACAAGAATGACCCCCTCCTCAGGGGGGTATTCACGTTTTGGCTTCACAACCACGGGTTTTGCGGGTTCGACGTCGTCG